AACAAAGATCTAGAACCTACTAATCCTTTTCTTTTTTTATACGCAGCTTCTTCTTCTTCTGTTGTTTTTGGTGTTTCTTTTTTCATTTCTTCTTTTGATTCTTTTTCTACTTGCGTTTCAGTTTTTACTGAATTATTTCCATCTCTCCCAAAATTAGGATTTACATTTTGATAAGCATCTGTTTCTCCAGAAAGCCTTTTACTCATATAACTTTTGTATTGAGCTTCTTGTTGTGTTAGATTTAATGAATTAAACTTTTCTTTATTTCTTCCAGTTAAAACTTTGTCTGCATAAAATGTTCTATTAACTTCATTACCTTTATTAAAAATTTTTATTTTATTATCTGAATTATTTTTTTTAAATGTTTTGTTATTTTCTACAGAATTTTTAACTCCGTAATCTATACCTTGAGATTTACCATCTTTAAAAGATTCAAATGTAGATCCTTTTTTTTTTTGTTCTTTAGTTCTGGTATCTTGTTTTCTATCGTAAGTAGACTGACTACTGCTATCGCTTGTACTTGTATCTTTATCTGCTGACATTATTAAATATCCTCATCAAATTCTGCATCAAGAGTTTCAACATCAAACTCATTTCCAGGTAGATCTTTACAAACTTTTTCTAATTCTAATAATAATTGTTCTTCATCGTAATGACGTTCTTTTATTAATTCAATTATTTCTAGTGGTGATCTTTTTTTTTCTAGAGTCATGTTTCCAAAATGGCTCATATCCAGCATTTATCAACGCACAATATAAATGGTGTGGAGTAATAATATACCAACGGAAAAAACCTATTAACCTCATAACAAATGTTACACACGATAATTCTTTAATACGCATTAAATGCCAATCTTCTTTTTGAGGACAGATTAATATTTTAAAGGAATGAAGTTTTGCAAATAAGTTATCTGATTGCTTTTTAGTCAATACAGTTACCTTTATATTAGCATGAGTAAATTCCATGTTAATCCATTTTTTTGCAGACAGGTCATAGTTTAAAGCTCCACAATGACTAAAGCCATAAGGAGGTTTCCACCACCATAACCACTTTGCATACTTAACTGTTCTTGCATTATAGAAATAGACTAGCCATTCCTTTTGAATAGATCCCATACTTTTCTAGCTTTCTTTGATTGTCCTGCAAATACATCCCATTCTTTCTTAGCAATAATTGGTCGTGAAAGAGTTTTGCCAGATAGCATTGTTCTACCTTCACCAGCTCCCATCATTAGATATTGCAACGCATCGTGAACGTGGGAGTATCTATTCTTTAATGGTTTCTCATCATACCTATCTCCAGAAGTTTGTAGTCTTCTGTAATGATAGCCACCATTAAAACCTTTTTTTAAATTGATACAATCCGTGTGCATATTAAATCCTGCTTGTCCGTCAACTAATCTAGATAAGGTAGCATCAACAGCTTCTATCCTTAACGCAACATCATTTGATGGTGCAGGTATAGCTTTTAATCCATAGGTTCTCATTATTTGAAACGGAGTTCGTTCATCGGTTTGAGATCTAAAATCTCCAGAAGGATCTCCATAAATCATAATATCCAAACCTTTATAATTTTTAGCAATCTCTCCTCTCAGTAATTCTGAGAATCTCATTACACCCATATCAAAACAAACTAACTCATTAATAATATTCCATTTACCTGTTGTAGTTCTTTGACCAAACACAGCAGCAGGTGTTAATCCAAAGTCAATTCCAATCCATATAGGTTGGTTAGGAATTAAAGTTATTGGATTTTTTGTAACGTGTAATTCTTCTTTGAAGCTGTGGTACACAGGTTTACCTTCTTCAATAGATCCTAGTTTATTTAAAACATAAACATCAATCCATCCTTTAGTCTTACCTCTAATAATATTAGGATAGTATTGTGGTGTTATGTTTATTTTATTCTCTGCTTTGTCATAGGGTTCATAAGCAGTAGTCATACCATCCTTATCTTTTTTTTCTAACAATGCTGGTGGCTGCGTATGAAAACTCCAGTTATCTGGTTTGATTAACATCAAAGCTTCTTCACGAGATATGTGATCTGGTACTGGAACATCCCCAGACATTATAGCCCACCAATGATCTTCTTCAGGAGCATTCGTATCAGCTATAACTCCATACCATGATGCACCACCATCTCTCATAGAAGGATAACGTCCAACCCTCATAGTACAAGCATCTATAATACTCTTAGGTATTTCTCTTGCTTCATTAACCCAGACTCCTGTTAACTCTAATGATAGCAATTTCTTTACGTCTTCTGGTCTATCAAGTGCCAAGAACATTACTTCTAGTTCTATCTCTCCTTGATTAATTCTATGAGTATAAGGAACAGACCAAGCAAAATGTCCCCACTTATCTTCTGGAAACCAATCTATCCAAGTTTTAATTGTAGTTGTTTTAAGTTGTGGATTAGTATTTCTTATTACTGCCCATCGTGATTTTCTTTTTCCATCCTTACCTTTTTTTTGTAGCAAGGCTCTACGAAAAATTTCAATACAACAAGCAACTGATTTACCAGATCCAACTGGCCCTCTGATACCTCTAAAGAAGTCATCGGACTTCATAAACTCTTTTAGTACAGCACCTTGTGGTTTATATTTAAAATCAATCGACATTTATACCAACATTAGCCTTTAACATATTATAAACTGTTTCTTCACCAAAGGCTTCAACAAGCTTATCGGCTTCGTAATCTGTTATCATGTGTGTTGGATAATGTTGTAAATGTGTTTTCTTAACAACTGTCCTTAATCTTTTTCTATCTTTAATACTTAAATTATTGAGGAACGACATTTTAATTGCTCTACCCTTTCTAATACTACTTTGAGTATTTCAGTTTCTTTTCCGAACTTTTCTTCAAATGCCTTCTTAGCCATGTGTATAGAGAAGTTACCTTGATGATGGTCGTGGCATAAGGGAATAACCTCGAAGTGACTCGTACGTCTTCCTATGCCTGTCCCAGGTGGTCTTATATGGTGTAGGTTAGCAGGTCTTTCACAAACAAAGCATCCAAGCTCTGCTACCCAATTCATATGTTCTTTTTCTTTTTTAGTAGCCACTAGTTCTTGGTTTTGGTTTAGGCTTTGGTTTTGTCATTGGTTTTTTTGATGGTCTTCCTTTTTTAGATCCGTAAGTCCCTTTTCCTGCTGGCATTTTTTCTCCTATTTGTTTTTTAGTTTAGTTAACTGTTTTAGTTTCTTGTTCGTAAGCTTCTTGTGTAATTGACTCATAAGTCGATCTACAGCCATCTGGTGTAGCAGCACTTGCTTTTTGCATTGCAACAACATCATCTATAGCTTCGTATAATATTTGCTTTGATAATTCGTCCCCTCTCCATATAATTACTTTGTAGTAAACCACTTGTTGTGTTCCTTCTAAGATTAACTCTGTTTATGTTTGTTAGCAAAATTCTTAGCAGCAGCAACGGAAGCGAAGCCCCATTTTTTTAATGCCAAAGCTTTTCTTGTAGGCTCACCTTTTGAATCTTTCATTGGCCCTGCCATTCCTGCAAACCTTGCAGCAAATGAAACACGTCTGCCACTTACACCACTATTAAGAGGTGCTTTTAAATCTCCTCCATCTTTCTTTTCAAAATGTCTTCTTCCTTTTTCATTTAATCCTCCAGATGGGTTTTGATATACTTTAGCTACCATCTATTTTTTCTTTGCTGTTTTTGAGGATTTATTAAAATCTTTTTTTGTTGGTGTGCCTTTAGCTCCAGGTCGTTTCATGCTTTCGCCAGAACCTTTTTTAATACGTTCTCTTTTTGCGTGGATGTTTGCGTATAAACCTTTTGCTTTAGCCATGTAACTGTTTAGCAACAAACCCTATTTAAAAAAACGCACTTACCTGCCTTGACCTTTATATCTTGTATTTTGTTTCTGCCTTTTCTCGGATTTGTTTTGGGACTTCTTATGGACACCAATCCTTTTCTTCGGCTTCTCTCTTTTGATGTAGTGGGTAAAATTCTGTTTTGCCATAGTTAAATTATTTAACGACCATGATGCCGAACCTTTTTGTGGTTAAAATATATTTGCCATTTCTTTGCAAAGCTTTTTTTAACTTCTGTTGCGTGTGATAGACCACTAGTCATCTGTGATGATTGTGTTTTGCCCCCACCCCCCATTCTGTGGTCTGTGGTCAATCCCCCTGTCGTACCGACATCTAACTTAAGTCGATGTTAATCTTAATATCACCCTGTATACTATGACTCACTCTGTCTGGTGATCTTAGTCCTACTCTGTCTAGGATATCTCGTGACGCTTCTAGCTGAACGTACTCACTCCTAGCTCCTGATGATAGCTCTATCATCTTCCTACTCGCTACTACTGCACCCATGCCAAGAGTATCTGCAATCCTTTGATTCATATAGCTCTGTACCTTGGGTAAACGTAGTGTGCGAGAAGCACTTATTCTTCCTGCTTCCTTGCTTCCATTCGTTGAATATCCTGCCTTTTCTGAGGCATCCTTGATACTACACCCTGTAGCTACGATAGTATCTACTAAGGCCTTCTGCTTCTCTGTAAGATTATCACTCATTGGTTTGCTTTGTATTCGTTTTATTTATTCTGCCCTATCCATTCGTATGGTTTAGATTAGGCACAATCAACTCACAACGCACACAAACTATTCGGTAGCACACGCACAGAATAGATCTTGCCAGGATGATACTACAGGTCGAGTAGCCATTGAGGGGCGAGGACTACACACGGATCACCCTAGCATAACAAGGACTCCTTCTAATCAGCAAGTGGACAAGTTGCTCCTCCTAGGGTCGTATCAGCCTTGTCGCAGATTCCATCTGCCAAGCACTTGATGATCAGACTCTACCTCGTTCTTGCACGGGATGACCGTATGGTCGTTAATTAACTAATAGGAGATGTTATGGAAGTGAATGATATGTTGGACTACTACGAGATCAAGTTAGATGACTCTGGTAAGAAAAGAGTTGTGGAGTTGTCTTCTCTACGAGAAGAAGCTGAGATGAAGGGTGACACTAGTAAGTTACTTTTGATCGATAGCGAGTTAACTAAAATATATGGAGAGTTATAATATGACTATACTTAGAATAGTAATGTGGTTGTTAAGTTTCTTAATAGCCTTTCTTGGTGTGATAATGACAATTCATTTGCCTGAATTAAGGACAGTTGGATTGTTAATGATAGGACTTGGTATATTTAGATTTATCTATGTTACTGAGCAAATTAAATAACTAATAGGAGTTGAATATGACTATGTTGAAAAGCGAAGTATATGAAGATTATTCAGATAATAGAATAGCTAATATGGAATT